AACATACTCTGATACGGTCAGCTATAAATGTATCAAGACTCAGGCCGAATTAGAATCGAACATTGATGGCTCAAAATCAATCAAAAAAATCATACTCAAGTAGAAACCCTATAGCCCGTATTTTACGACACTTTACTTCGAAGAGATTTAAAGATAAAAAGAAGTATGAGAGAAAAAAATATGTTTGGAAAAGGATTTTCACTCAAGACTGAAGTAACGAATGGGACTTGTCCTATTTGTACGGAACATACGGTTTTCGTATCTCTCTACGAAAATATTTATCGTTGTATTACTTGTGGATCCGATACTGAGCAAAAAGTTAATGGAGTTATAAGCTTTATGCCTATTGTTTCCACCTCTTCTGAAAAGAAACCCTTTATCAAAATCTTCGATCAAGACGATGGCTAAACGACCTTTATTTGGTGTATCCAATTATAAGAAAAGAACACGTAAAAAACGTCCTAAAAGGCACGCAAAGTCGTATTCTAAGCGCATTCCAACACGTAAAAAATCACGTGGTCAAGGTAAAAAAAGAGTTCTTTAATGTATAAAATTTTAATACTAGCTTATTTAATGGGATCTGACCCTGTTATGACCCAACAAAATTTTGAAATGCAGGGGTGGTATAAGACGATGGAAGAATGCCAGACTGAATTATTAAAGCAACATCCTGATGAAAGTTTTCAAGTCATGAGAGAGTTTGTTGTAGATAATAATTTTGAATGGGATTGGCTAGTTGCAGGTTGTACGAATGAGGAAACAGGTGAAAAATATATGGTTTTTCCTGATTATCCTAATGGTAAACCTGATGAACTAGAAGGATTAAAGTTCGAATTAAAGGATATATTAATTTAATCTCCCTTGACAATAGTCCTACAATAACCTATAAATAAAAAAGAAAGTATGAGATATAAATATACAATAACTAAAGAAGGTGGAGAAGCTGAAGAAATGGAAGCTATGAGTTATAAAAAGATGCTTAAAAGTTTACTTATTAAGCATCCTAAATTTAATGGGTGGGCTACTTATTTCAATAAGAAAGGCCATCAACAAGTGAAGGCTTTTCAAAATGGTAAGGTTGTTCACTAATCAAAAAGAGGTGGACCGAGCCATTCAAGCTGCGGTAGATCAATATGAAATATATCGTCGTCATACTCTTGTTAAACGTAAGCGGAGTCGAAAGAATCGAGCTCAAAACAAACGAGCCAAACTGCGGGGAAATCGCTAAAGCGTGGCGTGAAGTCAATACCACGTATCAGGAGGGCAAGAATCAAGGCAACTACACTCATGAGGGTAAACTTATGGTAGGTTATATATGTGAATAAACCTATCCTAAAAAGGGAGTAAGGATAGGTATTAAAGGTGAGAAGATTTTCTCTTACCACAATTTCGCCACAATGTCAATTAGGAATCTATTTTTTCTTCTTCCTTTATTTTTTCAGCACATTGGAACTTGATAAATATTTTATTTTGATTAATATATTCATCGCCCATTACTTGATATAATGTCAAAGTATCATGGGTACCCGCCATCATACATTCAGCCCAAGTATTATACTCTACATTCTTTGTGTAAGGTACCTGGCAATTTCCATGTAGGGCGGAGCAGATGATCATGCTTAAAATTATTATTTTCATCTTGACATCCTTTGAGGAAAATCCTATATTATAGTTTACAAAAAATGAAAAGGAAAGAACATGACAGACATTAGTAAATATCGGAATGTATCCTTAACACATGATACATACAATACTTTAGTCAAGCTATCAAAAGTTTTATTACCTGATGCGAAATTAAGTATCAGTAAAACAGTGGAAGCATTAGCACACGAGAAAGCAAGAAAATTAAATGGCAAAGTTCCAACAAAAATACGAACGGACTGAATCTAATCAGCCTCAGACACCAGAACAGTATCTCTGGACGTCTGTGTTAAGTAAAGCGGCTCACGACGCAATCTATACTTCAGATTGGTTAGAGGCACGGAAAGCCATTGCCTGGTTTAAATCTAAAAGTAAAGATTTTAGAGAGGTTTGTGAATTGGCAGGACTCAATCATGAGTATGTTTATTGGAGAATGTTAAAACCTATTTCCAATAGAGAGAATCACATGGCGTACGTTAGAACAGGGAACAGATATTATATTAAAGACAACATAGGACTACCTCGAGGTGGGAAAGTTTATCACTCTCATTATCGAACGGGAATTAAAAGAGGACCTTATAAGAAAAAGAAACATTTAAGTGGTAATTCATACTACGCCGCTAAACGTAAGAAAGACCCTTATTACGTTAAGATCGGAAAATTAGGGGGTCGACCGAGGATGTATAATGGGGTATAAAGGCATCTGTCAGAACTGTAAAGGAAATGGCTATGAAAAAGTCACAGATAATAAAGGGAAGACAAACATTCATCAATGCTGGATGTGTGAGTCCACTGGAGAAATTAAGTGGTCTCAAGCTAAGGTTGATAACTTTATTTACAATACTTACTTTCGCAAGTGGGTGCAGTGAGTTTGCACTGCTGGCTTCCGGAGCTAGTATTGCTGCGTCTCAAAACGCCTATACGCGAATTTATAGTGGAGTGGACGTACTCACCATTATGAGTACAGAGAAGGATATAAAGACACATGTGTACGAGAACGCTAAAGATCTCTACAACAAAACAAAATACTGATCTAGCTTACGCTGCAGCTTTTATTGATGGCGAAGGTTATATTGAATACACGAGACGTCCTAAAAAGAATAGGTACGGAAAAGTTTATAATACCATTTCCATTCGTATGGAAATATGTAACACCGATTATGGAATTATTCGTTGGTTAAGAGATACGTTTGATCAAGGCTACCTGGTTCACATTAAACCTCGAAGAGTTAAGAATGGAATGTCTCGTCCTCAACTACGCTGGCAACTGACTCATAATAAAGTTCACAATGTATTAAAACAAATTTTTCCTTATATGAAGGAAGAAGCTAAGATAGAAAAAGCGAAACAAATATTTAAATACTATGAAAAGCGTTGATTATAATTATTTTAATTGGGGACCCTTCCTCTTTAAGTCTAAGATCGATGAAGAGTTTAAGAAACTAATCCTTGCAGAAGGAGCCTCGGTGCGTGGTCAAGAGTCCGAGTCTTATAATCATAAACTCGCAGGACACTTGAACGAACAGTACAAGCTCCCTGCAGCACGGATCATGGAACATCTTAAGTGGTATTTAGAAGCCTACTGTATTGGCTACAATCAATGGAGAGGTGAAGGGGGAATGAAACCCGAGGCCGATCTGATTAGTCTTTGGATTAACTATATGAAGCCCGGAGACTTTAATCCTCCACACGATCACTCCTCAGATCTTTCTTTTATTATCTTTCCACAAATTCCTAAAGAACTCATCGAGGAGAATAAAAAATTCAAAGGGACCCTTCAGGGACCCGGGGGCGTTTCCTTTATGTGGGGCGACTCCAATGGACGGATGGCTATTTCTTTAGTGCATCAAATGCCTGAGGAGGGGGATATTTATATGTTCCCAGCACAACTTCGGCACTTTGTTCTTCCTTACAAATCTGACGTGACTCGTATTTCCGTGTCGGGTAATATATTATTTAAACAAGATTCAAGAGTAAACTATTTTGAAAAGGAGAAGAAAAAATGAGTGATGATTCAGAAAAAGTCTATCAAATGTTTTTTGATGATGCCATGCATTTACTCAATGAACATTCCCTCCCCGTGGAGTTAATTGCAGGTACGATGATCGCTATTGCTCAAAGACTGTATAAGACGCATTTGAGTGATAAGGAGTATGAGGCCTTAATGGATGAGATCTTAAATCATGGAGAAGTCAAGCCCTATGGTACGGAGAAAGTGAGGCTGCATTAATGTATAGACCTCTTCCCGATTCGTTGACGATTAAACAAAGTAAAGTTAATGGCTTAGGTCTCTTTGCTAAAGCATTCCTTAAGCAAGGAACCAATCTCGGGACCTCCCATGTGAAGGTCAATGGAACGATTATTAGAACGCCTCTCGGTGGATTTATTAATCACTCTAATGATCCGAACTGTGTGAAAGTGGAACTCAATCATGACGATACGTTAAAGACAAAGAAGTGGACGTTAGTGACGCTTCGCGACATTAAGGAAGGAGAAGAAATAACATTACGTTATACGTTTTATAAAATATGAAAGATAGAATATTAGCTTTTATCGAACACTGGTCAGGATCCCTTCATAACTGGGCCTGGGATAAGCGTTGGAAACATCGAGACAAAGACGACTGGCTGAAGGGCTATCGTGAGTGGAAGAAGAAACGATGTCCTCACAACTAAATAAGTACAAGGCCGGGAGTAAAAAAATAGTTAAAGTGAATAAGGGGAAGAAGTCCCCTAAACGCGAGGTAGGTCGTAAATGGGATGGTACGTCGCGGCCCTCGACGGATGAATATCGAAGGAATTGGAATGAAATTTTTAAAAATTTTATGGGAAACGATTAAGAGTATTATTATGATGACGGGATTGATCCTCTTTATTGCTCTATGGTGCGTGGTTATTTTTTTCCTATGGATTTATGATGCGCTCTTCGGAGGTTGGAAATGAAACATAATGCTAAATATAACTATCACCAAGGTACACGGAGCACGGACCATGGAACACGGATCTATGACATAGCCGGATTTAAATTACCAAGTGTCACGACTATCCTTGCAAAGACCAAGGATCAGGAGTATTTGAAACGCTGGAAGGCAAAAGTTGGTTATGAAGAAGCAGAACGAATCAAGAATTTATCAAGCAAGCGTGGGACTAGCATGCACAAGTTCATTGAGAAACATATCACGGGCGCAGGCTACGACGATCTCACGGAAGTGGGTGTCCAGGCTAAGCCGATGGCTCAAAAAATTATTGAGATAGGGCTCACTCCAGTTGATCATTATTTTGGCTCAGAAGTTATGTTGCACTATCCTGGGCTATATGCAGGAGCAACAGATTTAGTATGTGAACATAACGGAAAAGAAACCGTTGTGGATTTCAAACAAGCCAACAAACCCAAGAGAGAAGAATGGATTGAAGATTACTACCTACAAATTGCAGCCTATTGTATGGCACACGATTATGTTTATCGATCCAACATTCAACAAGGCATTATAATGGTATGTACTCCTGACCTATATTACCAAGAATTCAAGTTTTCTGGGGCTGATTTAAGGGACTGGAAACATAAGTTTTTAAAAAGATTAGACCAATATTATGAATTAAAAAATGATTACAAAGAAGAACAACACATAGATACTAATGAACTACTCAAAGAATTTGAAAAGGAGGGAAACAAATGAGGGAAAGAGTCTACAAAACTATGGTCCAAAGATATACCAGTCAAATGGAGGATGCTCTATTAAAGATTGATATGTTATTGACTAATGCAGGAACTAATGCAGTCATGGTCGACCATTCAGATATCACTGGGGAGATAGACAAACAACTAAAAGCATGTGCCGAAGCTCAAGAAAAGCTGGCTATGCTAAAACGATTTTACAGCACCAATTAAGTCTGAAATGTGGCAACAATGTGGCAACAATAAGGCACAGATTTGCGACACCTGGGGTGTCGCACAGGTGTCGCAAATGCCATTTGCGACGTCGCAAAATGAACCGAGATTCAGATGTTCTACTTTTGTCCGAAAATGCGACACCCTTGCGACACCCTTGCGACCCCCTTGCGACACCCTTTGCGACACCCCTGATTTCGATTATTCGTCTACTCCTACAACGCTTATTAAGGAATTGATGTTTTTTGCGACACCTAAATCTCATTTTTTGAGCGCGACACAAAAAAATAAATATTGTATAAATAGGGGTCGCAAGTTTGAATTGTGGCAACAATAAGGCAAACTATGGCAAAGAAACGTAAAAAATCTAAATATAAGAATCTAGTTATAAACAAGAAGAAGTTCTATTTTTATAAAATTTCTTGGGTTGACATAACTGCTGATGGGGGTCATGCTACCGCTGATGAGTTCGATAAGTTCGAATGCTCAAAGATGGTTTCGTTTGCATATATTTATAAACGTACTAAGAAATTCATTTGGACTTTTGCGAGCTATGACGAAAAGGATGAGGCATATTCAGATAGAAACATCTTCCCTACAGGGGTCATAACTGAATTAAAAAAATTAAATGTGGAATCTAAATAAAATATATCTTCTTATAACTCTACTTTTACTGACTGTGTTTTGTCATTACTTGGGGCTTTGGCTAACTTAGATGTCTGATTGGCAACAGTACTTTTTGACTCTTTTTTTGCTTTCTTTGTTTTGGTTTGTGATGGTTTTTGTTCCAACGATGCAGTTGAGGGGGTAACGTTTAAAATTGGTGCGTAATCGTCTAAAATTTGTTTCATTTTGTTTTCTAGTTCCTCTTCTGACATATCTTCTAGTTTACCATGTTTTATTATTTTTCTGTCTATGTATAATCCTGCTGCCTTTCCACGATTTGCTTCAGCGTTTACAGCAGAAGAGAATGAACCCTTCTTCAAAGCAGCTTCTCTAAGTCTAGCAAGTTCTGCTATGTGTCCTTCATAAGATACTTCAAACTTCTTAAGTCTTTCTTCTTTAAGTTTTCCGATGTGCTGAGCCACGAGTGGTGATAGTCTTGGATTCATAAGTTCTGATCCTTCTTGTCTTGCTCTCTTTTCACTATACCCTGCTGCGGCTGCTGCCTCAGTTTGAGTCATAGGTCCATCAGGTCCTCCGAATACTATAAACTCGGCGAATCTCATTTGCATTTCAGTTAATCTTTTTGGTACACCCATAGTTGACAATTTAAGGTAACTATCATATAAAGTCAATGATGAATGCAGAAATAAAAAAGTTAAACCCTTTTCAGAGATTTGAGCAAGAGTTAAGAGCTTTACGTACTGAAAATACTGAATTAAAAGTTCTTAAAAAAGGCAATGAAGCCATTGTTAAGGAAGTAACCAAAGATAATTTTGAATTAAAAGATAAACTAATTGAAGCTGAAGAAGCTTTAGCAAATGCTTTGGCTGGGGATCATAGACAGCAGGAAGCAGATGAACTCATGATGAAGAAGCTGGAACGGATTCAGGAGTTAGAAACTATCAGTGAATCTCATCAGAACTTGAATGGAGATTTGAGACGAGAGATAACAGCTCTTGAACAGGAGAAGATGGAATTATTTTTGGATAATAAAAAATTAGCTAAACAAATTGAAGATTCTCTTGACAGATTAAGAAAGAGTGGTATGTGATGCGTGTCCGAGAGT